GGACCGGGACGCTTAAGCTGATTCTTAATAAATGAGTACGGACCTACGACAGCAGTGCCGCCCAAGACAAAGATAGCGTTGTTAATTCTAGATAGCGCACTGTTACCTGCGTATTCATTTAGACCAAGTTCTGCGATAAACCGACCAAAACGTGTCTTGGCTTCCGTAGCCGCCTTAGCATTGAGAGCACCAATGGTAGGAATTACCTTAGACATTTTAGAAAACAAAGTTTCTGCTTCAGGCACTACATCAAATACGGTTTGGTTTATGGCTCTACGAACAGCCATTGCAGCTAAGTTTCTTGTAGTCAGAGACGAACCAGATACATCGTACCCCATCCGGTCTGCTCTATCATCAAACATAGAACGAACGACCCTAAACCCCTGAAGTGTTCCTCCCTGTTCATTAATGATTGCTAAAGCTTCCTTGAACAAGCCAGCTGTTTCTTGCTTTGCCTGTTTTGATGACATAAGTTTAGGATTAGACACCACCATCGCGTCAAACTCAGCCTTCATGTTGGCTCGTAAACTCGCGTCTAATTCGGGCCAGTTTACCTTTTTTTCATTTTTAGCGAGCATCTTCATCAGGCTGGTTTCTAGCTCATCATAGTACCGCTGAAATGCGTTGTGATTTGCCTGTAAAGTTTTGTTGCCAGAGACTCCTGCTGACTTAGCTATGTCAATAATCTCAACTTGTTCTGGTGTGGCAATCTGCTCTTGAATACCCCTGATTCCTTTCGGGTCTTCAGTTAACCTGACCTGTTCAGGGGTTTTCTTGTCACCCACAAATAGGATGTTGTAAACGTCAGAATCACCGCCCCTCAGAGGCAATGCTTCATTACGCATACCAATACGCTCTAGCTTCTTAGGCACAACCCTTTGTTTAATAAGCGGTCCTGTGCCTTTAGTAAAGCCTAAGTCCATGATAGCGACAAGGTTAGCCGCCTCGTTAGGGTAGTTCTGTTGAAACTCTTGCCACGCCTCCATGCCTTCACCAGCAGCAGCCCAAGCCATTTGGCCTGCCTTTGTCTGCATGAGTGCCTGAAACTGCTCTGCGGCTCCTTCTTTCAACCCTTCGGGTAGCATACCTACGCCTTGCTCTGCACCAAACATAACCATTTCAGACGCAGAGTCAAAGATCATTCTAAGGGGCGTAGTAACTGTTTGTAGGAGAACAGAAGGCAGATTAGTAGACTGCCTGTATTGCTCTTTAAGTACTTCAGGATCACTCATAGCAGCGGCAATGCCAGCCACAGTTCCTGCCTGTTGGCTCTGGCTCACTCTCTGCATAGTTTGCGCTTGACGCTCAAGACCTCTTTGGTAAGGCTCAGAGAAAAACCTGTCCCACAGAGACATTTCCTCTGTTTGTACATCAGAGTTGTTTACGTCTACCGCATCAGTTTCAAACGCTCTTTCAAACGCTGATTCATCGTCCATCAGAAGTTCTTTCTTCTGTTCTTCAGACACCAGAGGTTCGCCTTCAGCAGGTACGCCAAAGGCTCTGTCAAATGCTGCCATATCTTCTGCAAGAGACATTACGTTAAGCTCCTACTTTAACAAACTTACCGTTTACCAGCTTGTACACTGTTCCGCTTTTTCCGTTAGGCGCGTAAAACACTGTGCCAGTTTCAGGGTCTTTGTGGTATCCCACAGCCTTGTACTCAGGCGCTGACCAATCAATAGCATCAGCAGGAGCAACACCAGAAGCTAACTGCTGTACATTTAACAGATGCTTCTTAATTGCTTCTAACGCCTTGTTCTGTGCATCAGCCGACATGCCAGTGTAAATAGCATCAATCGTAGACTGTAGTGACATAAATTCAATGTTAGAAATTTGTCCCAAGCCTGTTCCTGATGCTCCTGACTCAGCCGCTAGTCGCTTCATCTCGTTAATCTGGTCAAAGCCAAGTCTAGCTCTAATAGACAACAGTTCTTTCTCTCTGTCGTAAGCTGGAGTTCCGGGGACTGCTGAAGTTACGCCACCAATGAATCCTGTCTCAGTAAAGCCGGGGTCCATTAATGCATCAACGTCTTGAATAAAGCTAGTAGTCTGTGCAATCAAATTAAGAGACGCTTCTTGGCTTGCATCAGTTGTGTCAGGAGGCGGCAACGTACTAATCAACGACCCGTCATCAGCATCTAGGACAGACACTGAACCGTCCTCACGCTCTATTGTTTTAATGCCTTTGCTTGCAGGGGCATCTGCAGGTTTAAACGGACGCTCGTACAGAACTTTTCCAGTTCCCTTCTCCACCAGAGCACCGCCGGGAGATACGGAAACAGTTTCGACGCCACTAGAGGTGGCTCTGCTCTTCAAGTACTCCGCAGGATCAAGAGCGCCAAGGCCGATAGCCTGTAGTGACGCTGTATCGCCGTCTCTCTGAGCAAGTTGAATAGCCTGTTTAGTAAGCAGGTCTTTGCGTCTCTGTGCCGCAAGAGCTTTTGCTTGGTCTTCCATTTGTTGACCGCTTGCTACCAGAGCTGCTGTTTGTTTCTTTCTTGCTTCCTGTTCCTGACGCTGGCGCTCCATACGCATAAGGCCCGGAGTTTGCCCAACACCACGAGCAGCCTCAAACAACCCTTGCTGGTAGCTAGGATTCAGGAGCCCCTGTAAAAATGCTTGTGAAAATTTAGCCATGACTAATGGACTCCTTAACCTATATTAAATATGTCTTCAAAAATGTCTTGAATAGGTATTGAATAACCAGATTCTTTGTCACCTACCGGACTCAACATACCGCCTAACAAGCCTGTACCAATGCCGCCTAGCAAGTTAGCTCTGGCCTGCTCTGCGATCAAGCGAGCCTCAAGACCACTCATCATAGTCTCACCGTACTGACCTGTGCCGAACAATTGAGCCTGCTGTTGCAACTGCGGATAAAGCTGTGCAGCTTGTTGTACGTTGAGCAGCTGTGCTTGTGGTAGATACGCGCCAGACAATGCACCCAGACCTAGCTGCTGTTGTGCTTGTTGCAGACCTAAGCCGCCTGCCAACATACCTTGACCAGCAGTCAGAGATTGAAGCGCACGTTGCTGTTGAGCGTCTCTCATAGCCCCTTCAGCCAACGCTAGGTTGCTGCCTAGTCCTGCAAACTGAGCACCTAATGCTCCCTGCTGTGCTTGTTCTGCCTGTGCTTGTTGTATAGCCGCAAGAGACGCCCTGTTCTGAGCTTCTTCTTGTGCTTGAGCCAAAGCAAATTGCTCTGGTGTGCCACCGTACATTGCTGTTTGAACACCTAAGCGCCCTTGACCAGCCAGCCTTTCTTCCAAAGCCAAACGCTGACGTTGTTCTTCAGGCATCTGTGTAGCTCTGATGCGGTTATATATGTCAGTTTCACGACTAGCCAGAGGAGCTTCAACTTGCCCCATGAACATACCGCCTAAGTTTGCTGCTCGTTGAGCCAGTAACTGTTGATTAAGAATACCGTAAGGATCTTGCTGAAGCTGTTCACGCCCACGAGTCATCAAAGCTAGACCAGCATCTTGTGCTGATGGAGCACCTGCAACCCCGCCAGTAAGACTTGCTTGTGCCTGTCCTAGCAAACTTTGTTGTAGTGCCTGCTCTTGAGGAGACAACTGCATCTGAGTGCCAATACCAGTGACAACTCCTGATGCTGGGTCTACTTGTGGCGTAACACCAAACTGTCCACCAGTAGCAGTCGTGACAGTAAACGGCCTAAACTGAGAAAGACCAAGACCTTCCGCAGCAAGCTGAGTAGTTCCGGGTATCCGCTGTCCTCCAACAGTTGTACCTAGTACAGCCTGCTCACCAATGTCTTGTAGCCTGTCGTAAGCACTTTTAGTAGCTAGACCGCCGCCGACTGCAGTTCCTATACCTGTTAAAGGACCGACTAAATCCTTAATAAAATCTGAAAATGCGCTCATATCGTTTTACCTGCTAAAGCTAATACATTCATTTCCTGCAACGACAAAGAGTACCCGTTAATGTCGGCCTCTAGTCCTACGCTAATTACTGTTCCGTAGCCCGTTGTGTTGATTCCTGTCCTACTAATTACTGTACCCTCTTCAGAAAACTCAGCCACGTTGTACTCAGACTGTCCGTAGAATCCGGGTATTGAAGCACTTGTCCTAAAGGTTCCAGTGTTTATCAAGGCTGAAAAATCATACGACCACTTCAAGTGTATGTCAGAGTTGTTACCACCAATAATAGTAGGTCTAATCTTTTTGAGCATCTTAATCTTCGAGGGATCACCAAACGTCAAACCGGGGCTGTAGTACCTAAAACGATACGGGCTACCTGCGTCCAAGAAGTTTGCATAAGTTCCTAGACCAGATGTAGTTCCAATGTATATATCTCCGTTCCTGTCCCTAGCAAAACTTTTAAAGTTCACACTAGGCCAGCGTGTTACCCTGTACGACCCGTTTTCCAACAAGCCCCTAACGTCAAAACAATAGACTAGATTTAAGTCTGGAAAACACAGTAGGTAAAAGTAATTTTCTGGGCTGTACACAGAACTAACAGGGTCAGTCTTAGCCAGCACGTTTGCAATAATTTCTTGTTTAATGTTTCTGCTCAAGTCTGTAATAGGCAGAGACTTTTCTTGTATGGTCCTGCCAAGGCTACGCAAGCCTGTCTGAGTTAAGAACAACAAATCAGTACCAATGTTCTGTACGCTCTTACGGTCTACACAGCCAACACCCGGAATAGCATCACGTATCTCCATAGATGCAGGGCTTTCTGCGTTAGCGTACACAAGCGTGTTGTTCTCACCAAAGATAATCAACAGCCCGTTGTGTGCTGCAAGAGCTACAACCTTGTCAAACCCGTTAGGCCACGCCTTAGATACATCAATAGAACCACTAGATCCACCAGAAAAGTCGTGTCCCTTGAGCAAGTCAGACCAGTAGATTGTGTTGTCATCACTGGCGTTACCTACGCACCACACACGACCATAAGCTGCAACAGCCTCGTTACAGTACTGTGTAGACGCAACAGACGCTCCGCTAACAGCAGACATCTTAGTAACTGCACCTAGTGCGTTGCTGTACACTAGAGGCTCGTAGCCACGCTGGAAAAAGTAAGCGTGATCGTTAAAGTTAATTATCTTCCAATCGTTAGCACTAATCGTATACGAACCCGGAGACGCATCTACCAGAGTAGTTGTACCTGTCATAATCTTGTTGTTACCAGTACTAAAGATTACTTCGTTACCCGCACTGTCGTAAAACTCGTGTATATTGTGCAGGTAGTCAGTACCTAAGACAGTCTTGTCTGTGGTAGCAACAGCATTACCCTTGCGTGAAGCCAAACGACCACGCCTGTCAATAATAGCGTTGTCAGCAACTTCAGCAAAAGATGCGTCCTGTGCTAACGGAGAATCCTCTGTGTTGATCCCCTTGAACGCAGGAGCAACTAAGTTAATACTTTGTAGTGGCTGGGCCATACGTACTCCTACGGGGTGTACCAGATGGTTTCGTCAGGGTGCTTCTGTGCATCCATAGCGATGGCATCTGATAGATACTTGTCAGTAATAGCAAAGTACTCAGGGGTAGACGTACCGCCTGTCTCACCTCGCTCACGCGCCAGCAGTGCTACTGCCATGTGAATTACAGGCTGACTAGGAATAGCCAGTGTATCTGAGTCAGTAGTCATGTCAGTGTTTCTAAGAACAATCTTAGCCTTCAAAGAGTACACACCGTCAGGCTTAGGGTACACATCAATCTGTGAGTCACCGTTGGCATCAACACCGTTAAACGTGTAGTACTCAGGTGCGCCAGAAGCTGGTGTATTAATCAGGTACTGCTCATCAAACCAAGACTGAGGACGGTACTCCATAGTCAAGTTAGACGTATCGTTAATCAGGTGTAGGATCTTACCGTAGTCCTGTGAGCCTGTAAGCGAGTACGTGTAGTCATCAGCAGCTGTGGTAATCGTAAGTGTTGATCTAAGCTGTGACCAATCCCAAGCATTCTCAACAAAGTTCTTAGCGTCATTAATAAAGTCACTAACCATTTTACTGTATGTGTTAGAGTTGACAGTTGTTACTTCGTCCTCTCTCAAACGTCTAAGGACATTGTTTACTAAGTCTAAATATGTCATACAAGATCCTTAAACAAGCTGTTAGTTAACGCCCCTCGTATCATCTTAACGTAGTCTACGTTTTGTACGGACGGCGCAGGGGCCACTGAGGGTAACTGCATAGGGGTATAAGACAACCCTTGTGGTGTACTTGGGGTAAACGCACTACCACCAACGCTGCCCCCAGTTATTGCTCCTGTACCTGTCTGTGCTTGACTAGCGGCGTACGCCTGCGCTTCAGGAGAAATAGAAATGTTATACTCTAGATCTGCAAGGGTTCCTCCAGCGTTTAGCCAATAATTTAACCCCGCTAGTTCTGGGTTTCTGCCTAAGTACTTCTGGTACAGAGCAAAGATAGCGTCTGTAGTTACTTCGTTTGTGGGAGCGGGAGTAGTGGCAGGAGTAGGGGCAGGAGGTGTTGCAGGAGTATCCTGTTGACTAGCAGCGTAGTTCTGTGCTTCTTTAGATATAGAAATGTTGTACTCTATGTCTGCCAGAGTTCCTCCAGAGTTTAGCCAATAATTTAATCCTGCCTGTTCTGCATCCCTGCCTAGATACTTTTGGTACAGAGCGTTAACCTGTTCTGCTGTTGGGCCTGTTGGTTGTGCCGGTGGAGGAGGGGGTGTAGTCGGCGTAGGCGTTTGTCCAGTATCTTGTGAACCTGTGAACATACCTGTGTTAGTATCAAAACTTGGAGGTGATGATGGGTATTCAGAAATAGGACCAAACGGACCTTCAGGAACTGCGGGGTTATCGTCAATTGCTTGAGCAACTGCGTTACCGTCTGCGTATGATTCTGCTCCTTGACCTAGACCGCTATTTAGCCAACCAGCAAACTCAGTACCTGAAGTGTAAAAACGAGCAGGACCAACATATATATAACCATCAGGACCGCCTGCTGAACCGCCTACATATTGAAACTCATCAGGATGGTCAAAGCGGTTTCTACTCTTAATATACTCATCAGCTTCTAAGGCTCTTTGAGAAGGAGTAAAACCAGCTTGAGCCATTTTTTCATACCATATAGACATTATGCTTTATCCTCAAACAGCCTGTTGTTCATTAACCGTGCAATTAATCCATCTAGTTCTTGTGTAGGAGTTGTTAGGCCAGCTGCGTAGTCCACCATAGGGGATGCTTGAATCCCCGGTATAGGCTGTGCTTGATAACTTAAACCGTAAGGATCTGTTGGTTTGTAACCTAGCATACCTTGAGCAGCTAACGGTAAAGCAGCGCCTAACCCATCACCATCACCATCACCATCTCCGTCACCGTCACCGTCACCAGTACCTGTGCCTGTGCCTGTGCCTGTACCTGTGCCTGTACCTGTGCCTGTGCCTGTAGTACCTCCTGTAGTACCTCCTGTAGTACCTCCTCCGGTCACATCAGCAGGAACACAGACACCTTCTACAACTACGCCAACGCCTCCACCGGGAAGAAAACAAACACTACCTTCTACTGGAGCTTCCATAGGAACGCACTCGCCCCTATCGTTAATGACTCCTCTTTCTCCGTTAGGTAAGTCACAAAACTGACCTTGTGTTGGCTGAGTATCTGTCGTGTCTGTAGTATCTGTAGTCGGTGTGGTAACGGTAGTATCATCGTCATCGTCGCCATCGCCACCTGTAGGCTCACCAAAAGGAGGATCATCGCCCCTGCCAAATACACCGCCTACTTCGTAGTACTCGTAATCTTCTACTGTATAATCAGGATCACAAACTTTAGTTCCGGGTATTTCGTTTCCGTTCTCATCTATTTGAACAAAACAACCGTCCCCTATGTACTTCCATCTATACTCTGAACCTACTGGAGTTGTGTCACCGCCTTCAACTTCTGTGCCTCCGGTGGTAATAGTCTCACCTGTGTCGTTAATAATACCACCGTCAGTAGCACCACCGCCGTCAGTAGCACCACCGTCAGTAGCACCACCGTCAGTAGCACCACCGTCTTCTGTATCAAAGTCCGGTAAAATTATGCCCGGAATAACATTTCCAAAAACTAGGTTTCCTTCTGCATCTACAATAATGTTTCCTTCAGCGTCTACTTGTACTCCTAAAGTGTCATCATCGTCTTCAGCGCCTGTACCAGCTGCGCCGGGATCTACATAAGTACCACTCAAAACTCCTTCATAGTACTCGTTCCATCCGGGTATTTCTTCAAGAACACTTACGTCAACACTTCGTATTACGTCCATGTCTCCGGTTTTTAAAGCCTCAAGCCACGCATTAGCAGCTTCTTGACGATAAATACGATCCATGTCATCGTCAAAATCTTCAATATACTTAGAAAAGATGACCATAAATTGTTTAATGCTGTCATCTAAATCTTGCCAAATATCGTCAGGGCTGGGCTGCTCTACATTAGGAATAGCCCCTTCACTAAGAATAAACTGTGCAGTCTGAGAGTTTGGATCATACCCATACAAATTCAAGTCGTTGAGTTGATTTTCTAAGTAATCTGCAAAAATGTATGGACTACTACTGAGTCCTCCTCGTCCGACAGCCATCTACTTTTTCCCCTTTAAGGCAAGCAACTTGTCAGCACCACGAATACCAAAAGATGCAGAAACTGCCATAAACAGTAGGTATTGATACCAGTCAGGAAGCCTGTTAAGCTCTTCAAAGGCAAGACCAATGCGGTCTAGTATTTCTACGTCGTTCATACCAATGCCCCATACAACAGCAACCACAGGCGCTGAGAGCAACAAAGTAAACCACTCGTCTTTCCATGACGTAGCACTAGCAGTAGCCATAAGCTGTTCCCAAGACGCAGTGTTCTCAATAACCTGCATCTTTGCTTTATGTACTGCGTTTTTTTCTTCAGCCCTGTTCTTTAGAACCTGACCTAGCAACGTTGTAATTGGTGATAGTAAAGCTTGCCACATAAATTATCGCACCATGTAAACTACAAGGGACGCACACGCACTAACAGCAATCCAGAAGAACCTCTCTGCGTTCTTAACAGAGCTTGAGTTCACCATGACTACGTTTTCTAGCTCTCGTATGTCATCCTCCTGATCGTCTAGTCTTTTCTCGTGACGATCCATACGTTTGAAAGCAGACAGTAACTGCTCTTCCACACGGGCAATCTGAGATACCGCTTCAGTTAGCTTGTCTAGCTTTTGCTCGATGCGGTCAAGCCTGTTATCCATCATAGCTGTGCTTCCTGCGCCGTTCATGTTACAGAGTCGCCGCCAGTTCAAACAAAGCGTCCATCTCTACATCAGTCATGCCCAGTGCAGAAGCCATAATGTCAATCCAAGGTGACAGACGTTCAACCGTAGAAGCGTACTCCCACTCAATAGATATGGTTGTCCTGTCAGGCTCTGGAATTAACGCAATAGCATCTTCTACCAGCTGTAGCTTGTTTTCTTGGGCTAACGCTAGTCGTGCTTGACGCATAGTAACTATTAGCTTCTGGCGCTTTGCCAGTAAATCAGCAGCAGTCTTGGCGTCTTTTTGATCCTGTACGGTCACTACGTTAGTTGTCGTAACGCCTTGGTCATCTGTGACTTCTTCGGTGTACTCGGTAAACATTTCTTGTACAGCCCACTTTTCCTGCCATACACCGTCTACTTCTTCTACACCATCTTTAACCGCAACCTGCCACTCACCAACGTCAGGGGGTGCAGTCTTAGTTACCCGTGCGACACCCAAGGCTTCCAACGTAGCGTCAGTCCACGACTCAGGTAGAGACATATGCTTGTTTTCGTTTTTAAGCTGGACTTTTGTTTTTGGCGTTCCAGTAGCCACTTCAACAAATAACATATTTGTCTCCTGTTAAAACTTGGGTAGTGCCGCAGTAGGCGGTGTAAATGCAGAAGTGTATCTTGCTATACCTCTAGTAATACGAAAATCATCTATATAGCCATTCATTGAGTAACCGCCAGTCGCCCAATCCCCTATTTTTGGAGTTAAACTAGTAACTCCAATAGAAGTAGAAGCAGAGTAAGATTGATACCCAACTTGAACACCGTCTAAAAACAACCTAAAACTAGCAACGTCTCGCGTTATCGCAACGTGATACCACGTTCCAGTGCTTAAAGCAGACCCTAAAGTTTGGTGACAGGTAAAATAACTCGTGCCGTTGTCCGTATCATTAAAAAAGGTTTGGATTACTCCGCTAGATGTTACAACCCATTGAATTGGATAACCTTGAGAATAAATATAATTATAATTTTTGTGTGCGTTTATATAGATCCAAGCCTCAATAGTAAAATCTTGAGTACCTGTTGGAGCCAATGTGCTGTTAAAAGTTGTGTCTGATATTTCTATATAATCACCAGTACCATCAAACTGCATTGACCCTGTGCCGTATTTTTTAACGGCTGTGTCAATCTGAGCATTGCCTCCAGTATCTAGGTTGTTAATGCCTGATAGGTCGTAGATGCCAGCGTCTTGGAAGTTGAGTAGCAAATCTGATGACCCTGCACTTACTGGTGCAGTAGGCGGGGTAAAGTTGCCCGAGTACCCTTCTGAAGCCTCGGTAACTTTCAAGTCGGTTAAGTATCCCCCGTAGAAACCACCACTGGGATCTGTGCCTATATAGTTAGTGGTGTTTAGATTAATGTTATCAGAATTACTACCAGTTGCTTGACTCTCACCATTTAACCACAATTCGAAGGTACCACTAGTTCTTTGTACTACAAAGTGGTACCACATCCCACGGTTAAAACTTACACCCAACACTTCACCACCGTTGTAGACCCTAAAAACGCCATCACGCAAATAAATTAAAAACTGAGTTCCACCCGATGCAAACACTCTCGGGTATAAACTATTATTAACCCCTGTGCTTTGATCTACGTAGACCCATCCCGACACAGTTATGTCAGATACTGTGCTAGAACCTCCGCTATAAGTTAAATAAGCGCTATCTGATATATTAAAATACCCAGACCCACCATCAGTCGTTATGTCTCTTGCGTCATCATCCTTGAACGGACTGAACGGGGTTACTTCAGGAATGCCGTTAACAGTAATAGCGCTGTTGTTTGTGCTGTTGTCTACAAATCTATTTGATTGACAGGTTAAGAGTGCAGTATTAGTTATAGCTGTTAGCGGAGATGTTGGTGCGGTATAACCAGAAGTATAAACGGCAGTGCCATTTACGAGCCTAACATTTGAAATGTAACCGGACAGGTAATAGCTGTTGCCCCTGTTTCTACCGATTTTAATATCGCCGGTGCCGTCAAAATTTTCGGATACCGTGCTTGTGGCGTCTACCACACCGTTTAGATAAATTTTGGTTTCATTGGTGCCGGTGCCTTCTCTTACTACAGCAACGTGATACCAAGTGTTGTCTTGCAAGGTGGTTGCGCCACTAAAGCTACCGCTTGTATGTTGAAAGCGTATTTTTGATGAAGCTGTGTCTAACTGCCAATCATTGTATCCATCGTTACCTAAAACAATCATTGGGTTTTGTGTCGCAGAAGCGTCGTCAAACATCACCCACAATTCTATTGTGAAATTATTAGTGCCAAAAACTACGGCGGCAGTGTTTAGGTGATCGTTGCCATCAAAGTAATTAGACCAGTTATCCCCGTAAGGACTAAAGCTACCCTGTACTACAGATCCGTTTTCAGTAATTGTATGGGCATTAGTAGACGAATCAGTAAACGTATTGTTGTCATCACCACTAGTACCGTCACCGTCTAGCAACAGAACAACATTGGCAAAGTCATCATCACCAGTATCAACAGGCCCACCACCGCCTGATGCTTGAATTAACTTCCTAGAAGCTGAACTCATCCTAGTGCTTGCCCCGCTGTAAAGCCGTAGTAGGTTGTACCACCGTCATGTGTGATAAACACAAAGTAATCAACAGCACTGGCCGTAGCAGTCAGTGTTGGCGCTGTAGCACTAGGCCAATCTACTGATGAAGGCCACGTTACTGTGTAACCAGATGCGCTAGCGTCCTGCACGATCTTCAACGTAAATGCAGATACCTTGCCGCTAGATGCTGGATTACTAAACGTAAACGTAGTGTTTTCTGTCAACGTGTGACTAAAGTTTGTCCCATCTCGCAGGTTTACAGTCGTAGCGTTAGAGCTAGACGTTACTGCTGTGTACTCTTCTGAAATGCCGTTATCAAACGTAACAACACCATTAGTATCTGATGTGACAACCCCTGACGCCTGAGTAGTACCCAATGTGTCTGGTAGGGCTACTGTGTACGTTGAAGCTGCTGAGTGTGCTGGGCCTTTAAGGGTTACACCGTGGCTATTGCTTTCGCAGTTGAACACAATAGTGCCAGGGTTGGTGTTACCGTAGAGTACGGTTGTTCCTGTGCCGTTTGGAAACAACTCAATGTTGCCGTTGGTATTAGTAGACTTAACTGCATTAGCATCAATCTGAATGTTGTCTACGTCTAACTGATTACCTGTTAAGGTAGTAAACGTACCAGCCGCTGCTGTAGTACCACCAATAACGCTGTTGTCTACAGTACCACCAGATATTGTCAGATCGTCAGCAACGTAAGCATCTTCAATAGCCGTTCCTTGCCATGTACCTGTAGCAATTGTGCCTACTGCTGTTATCTGCGTCTGAGAAGCGTCTACAGACAAAGTATCGCCAGTAAGGGTAAGGCCAGTGCCATCTACCAAAGCTGTCTTAGAAACGCTTATAGCAGCACTAGCGTTGACATCAGCGTCAACAATTACACCAGCGCCAATAGCGGCTACGCCTGTATCAGCAATCGTAATGTCGCCTGATACTACATTATCAATCCACTTCGATGTTCCTGTGTCGTAAAACAACAACGCCGCATCAGCAGGAGTCGTAATGTTTGTATCAGTTAGACCACTAAGGGTTGTACCTCCACCACCTGTTTGCGAATCAACATAAGCCTTGACTGATTGCTGGCTAGGAATCCCTGTAGCAGAGTCACTAACCATGTCATCTTCATCAAGGAACGTCTTGCCATCCAAGATGTTAAGTTCTGCTGCTGTAGACGTAACACCGTCTAGGATATTTAGCTCCGCAGTCGTGGCTGTTACACCGTCCAACAGATTTAGTTCTGCTGTCGATGATGTAATCCCATCTAACGTATTAAGCTCTGCCGCAGTTGCCGTAACACCTAAATCAGACAAGCTAGACGCAGTGCCTTTAGCATCTAGCTGCGTTTGAATGTTTGAGGTTACACCATCTACAAAGTTAAGTTCTGCCGTAGTAGCGGTCACGCCATCAAGAAGATTCAACTCTGCTGTGCTTGCCGTAATACCGTCTAACGTATTTAACTCAACAGCAGTAGCAGTCACGCCATCTAGGATATTTAACTCAGCAGTAGTAGCCGTTACGCCGTCTAGTAAATTGATCTCAGCGGTACTAGCTGTAACTCCATCCAAAATATTTAGCTCGGCAGCGGTTGAAGTGATTGCAGTGCCGTTAATTGACAGAGTAGTAAAGTTACCTGTAGAGGCTGAGTTTGCGCCAATCGTTGCACCATCAATTGTGCCACCGTTGATGTCTACAGTAGTGACAGTGCCTAAGTTAGAAACTGTAGCGCCAGTAAGATTAACTGTGCCTGTAGCAGTCAGGTTTGCAAACGTAGCAGTGCCAGTAAACGTAGGACCAGCAAGATCAGCCTTAGTCCCTGTTGCAGTAGCAATAGCATCAAATTCAGTATCAAACTCAGAACCACGGATAACCTTATTGGTGTCACCTGTAGGCAAAGAGTCCTTAGCAGTAAAATTTGTAGATTTTACATAGTTAGACATAAGGCTTTCCTATCC